TCCCCCTGTCATTTATGTTCCTCTCCAATTCTGGTTTAATCGTAATCCTGGCTTAGCTCTTCCTTTGATCGCTCTCCAATACCACGAAGTTCGCTTCAATATCATCTTAAATGACGCAGTCAATCTCGTCGCAGCCAATACAACAAATCTAGCAACATACACTACTATTCAAAAGGCAGCAGCAGCTTTACCTGCCTTGAAGGATATGGCCTTGTATTTGGACTATGTCTACTTAGATGTGGATGAACGTCGTCGTTTTGCACAAGAATCTCATGAATACTTAATCGATCAACTCCAATACGAAGGTCAACAACAAATCACTACTTCTTCTGCTCGTTTGGACTTAACATTGAACCATCCCGTCAAGGAACTTATCTGGGTCTTCCAAGATGAACGTAAGACAGATTGCGGTGATACTACATTAACAGTTGCCTATCCTGACGGTACTACAGCTTCCTCTCCAGGAACAGCCAATTCGTTCACACAGCCCTTCAGTTATGATGATATCGTGAATCGTGCTCGTATTCAAATTAACGGTCAAGACAGATTTGATGAACGATATGGTGATTACTTCTGGAAGGTACAAAAGTATCAACACCATACAGCAGGCGCAGGAGATCGTGTGTTATTAGGGTTAGATGCTGCTGCAGATGGTGGTCCTCTTCGTTATGCTGATACCAATCCTATCAACGTATACTCCTTTGCTATCCAACCTGAAGAACATCAACCATCCGGAACTTGCAACTTTTCTCGTATTGATAACGCAACCTTGGTATTTGATTCCGTCACCTCCGGCGCAGCAGGTTCTTTCCCATCCAAGCAATATCCTTACAACTTCCGCTTGTACGCCGTCAACTACAACATCTTCCGTATTATGTCCGGTATGGGTGGATTAGCATATTCTAACTAAGTAATAAATGAACATTCTCGTTGAAGTCATCATTGTAGGGTTGTTTTTAATTCCCATGTATTGGATTTCTGAAAAGCTTGTCGGTTCTTACGGAAAATGGGTCACAGTATTCACTGCAGGCGCTCTTTTCCATTTAGTAGCAGAAGTATTAGGTATTAATCGTGCGTATGTGAAGACGAAGGTTTAGTTGTTCCTTCTAAGGTCTGTCGTAGTTTCTCCAAATACAAAATAGCATCCATATGTTCTTCTTGGGCATGACGAATCCAATCTAAGACTGATAAATCCGTTCTATCCAAATCAGTTCCATATTTCTTCTTTCCAACTTCTGATCGAAGCTTAAATTTCGCAATAATGGCTTGTACTATACTATCCATTCTTGTGAGGATAACACACGTGCTGCGTAAACTTGTTGACGATAGACATCATACCAAAGACATAACATAATCATACAAATAAAACACAATAAAAACGCAACTCCAGCAAGAGCCATGATTTCATAAGGAGTCATTCTTTATAAAACAATACTACACATCAATAAATGGGAATTCCCCGCATTTATTGGTATGTTCTTTTGATTGTGATGTTAGAAACATCTGCTATGAGTTGTTTCAAGAAAAGTATAGATAATAGTGCCTTCTTTGCTCTTGGAGTCTTATTCTATGCTTTAGTTGGTTATCTACTTCGTGTGACTATGAATGGAACAGGTATGGCAATGACGAACGCACTTTGGTCTGGATTATCTGTAATGGCTACTACAACAGTTGGTATTTTACTGTTCAAAGAAGCACTTCACTTACACGATTTCTTTGCGATTGCTATGATTGTAACAGGTGTGATGATCTTGAAAGTTACAGAGTAGTGCGCGATAGTGTAAGATTCTCTTGAATTGTATATTTGAACGTGGGATGAAGCTCATCTGTTCCTTCATATGCATAGATTTCACACCAATTCACAGAAGAAGGTAATCTCTGTTGTACACGAGCAAAGTCTAATACAAACTGCTCCATGGCAGAATAAGTTGTAAAGTAAAAAAGGTCACTCCATTTGGAATCATGAGGAACTACGACATATAATAACATTATTAAGAACGAAGATCAGTTTGTGTAAGTTTCGTATTCGGACGACATTTTCCGATTCCTTTTGTTTGTTGCATCATCAGAGGAGCAGGACTTTCAGAACCTGGACATTTTACATGTTCATGTCCTAAAGAATGACCCATTTCATGAGTTACCATGTATTGACGATAATTGACAAGATCTAGTTTACTCGCAGGGGCACCATGTATCCAACGATCTGCGTTTAACCATATCTCTGATCCTCCTACAATAGCACAGGATAACTGGTCTTCTTGGCAACCATTGTTTTTAATTGTCTTTGGATTGGAAAGACGAATAACCTTTCCTCCTTTTCCGCTTACAAACGTATATCCTTGTCCAGACCATCCATCTGGATCTGCGAGATAAATCGCTACTTCTTCTGCAAACTGTTTTGGATTATAAGGTACATCCTTATCCACAAGAGTGGTGTAGATGATTTTCATTGTATTGTAGTGATACTATTATGACGCATTGTTCTCTCCCAAAAACACTTGAATATATTTGTAAGTTTGGTTGTATTTATCGAGATCAAACCCTACGCCATATCGCATGTAAAAAACCCCAAGCCTGTGTAGCGCCTTGTCAAACGAAAAAAGGGTGTGCTTGTTTCCCCCCTCCCACCACCTCCTTCATCAAACCTACGACACCTCTTTATTCTGCTTGTGTTAATTCGCGTACGCAATCCTTGCAAACCCAATACCTCCAACCCACTTGTAATTCACAGGTGGTATGGGCTAAACAATGGCAACAATCACGGAATCTACAAACCGTACTGGTGCGACATTGATGTCCACGAACTGCTGCTTGAATACGAATCGCTGCTTTCTTCTTTTCCTCATATTCGAGTCTGAACTTCTCTACTAGTTCTCTGACCTTTTCAAGAAGTTCTGCTCTTTCCTTGACCTTTAACATTTCAGGTCCCCAATATGTCTTTCCTACTTTTACCTCTAAAGATGGGAGTTCGTCGAGATCCTCTCCATATTTAGAAGGTTCCGTAAACATGTCTTTCCAAAGACGAAACTGTAAATCCTGTTTCTTCCTTGGAATAGGAACTGGTGCACTGGAACGACTTACCCATGCTGCAAATGCGGCATATCCTCTTCGTTCGGCATCACGTTCCAAAACGTGTTCTAATACAGATACATCGATAACTGGGTGGTTCAACTCTTGTTGAACGTAAGCCAACCATTCTTCTTCTGTCATATATTTGAAACGATAGTCTTCTTCCATAAGAATATCACCCCACTTTTTGCTTGTTGTTAATGCGTTGATTGATAATAATGATTGAATGTTAGAATTCATTGTGATTTATTAATGTGATTATATGATAGAATAGACTTCCATTGATTTGGCAAATAAATATCCATTTTTAAAAGTGGATTTCAAAATGGATATTCATAGTCCAAGACCGATAGATATCTCTCTCTTATATTTCACACATTAATATTATCATTATTTTCAAAATGTCTTTAAAGTTAAAGTCTATCGAAAGCGTATTCCGTCCAGTAATCACAGCAGCATTCAAGTCATTAGAGTCCAAGACCTATGACACCACCCGCGAAGATTATATGGACATTCTATTGGAAGATTTATTTCAGATCTTGTTTCCCAAACCAAAGGAAACAGAGAAGAAAAAGCCTAAATCTCCCACACAACCAGCAGTAACAACCCCAACAGAAGAGAAGAAAAAACCTGGCCCAAAACCAAAAACTCCTCCACAAAGTTCTGAAGCAGAACCAAAGGAGAAAGCCAAACCAGGTCCCAAACCTAAAGTAGATGAAAATGGAAACCGAATTAATTCACCACGAAATCGTAGTCCAAAACCGGAAGAAGAAAAGAAGAAACCCGGTCCAAAGCCAAAATTAGATGAGAATGGAAATCCAATCAATCCTCCCAGAAACAGAAAAAAGAAGGAACCTACACCAGTTCCTCCTCCACCAAGTCCTCCAAAGAAAGAAAACGTACCACTCCCTCCCTCTCCAGTACATATTAAAAAGGTAGATCCAACAATCCGTAAAAAGTTGAAGGAGTCTGCGAAAAAGAACAAAATGGAATTTGAAAAAGAACACGAAACAAAGTTTCTCGAATGGGTAAATAACCTATCCGTCGAAGAATTCAAAGCAAATGAAACAGAAATTACCGACAAATACTTTGAAAGCCTAACAAAAGCAACTGTACCTCCTCCCTCTCCCCAAAATCCTCCCCTTCCTCCAACACCAACAAAACAAAAGGAAGAGGAATCCGTTGAATCCGAACTTACAGAAGCATTTGGTCCAAAAGGAGAATCTTATTGGGTTGATAAACAAACAGGTCGCGTTTACGAAGGTGAAGGTGAAATCGACCAAGAAACAGGTGCTTATGCAAATTACAAGCCATTAGGTTATGTCGGTGAAGGTGTATTCAAAAACTTAAAGGTATAAAAAAGAAATAGAAAAGTGTTTATAAAAAATCAAAAAAATCAAAAAGAAAAAATGGGGAAACCCTAACACTTTTTGCATGCTGGATCTTCTTTCAAATTATCTGGTGCTTCAGGAGCCATAAATTCACCTAAAGCACGTTCTTGGACTGGATAGACACGTGAGTTAATCGCATTTTGAGCTGCATTGACTTCGGTATATTGTCTTACCAGAGAGGTGTAAGCTCCAGCACTTGTTTGATGTTGAACTATGCGAGGAATAATAACTTTCATGGTTATTTGTGTCATGATTGTATACACTCCGTTTCTTAAGAAGATATATATCGTTGTTTCTTCATTAAAAACCTCTACAGGCGTTCCTTCAATTGTAGCAGTTTGACCATCTGGATTTGGAATGAGTTTCAAACCACGCGGTAATCCAAGTGCATAAAAATATCCAAACTCTTCTATTCCAGTTGCTTCTATTTCAATAGGCGTAATGGTCACATATTGGTAAAACAAATACGATGTCTTTGTTGGTGATGTAAATACTAATGGTCCTGGAGAACTTGAAATAGAAAACACTGCAGATGGAGCTCCCATAGATTTTGTACTAAAAAGATACTTTTCATACCAATAGGAAAGGTAATTAGAATCTAAGCTTGTTGCTAACCAGTTTGATCCTATATCTGACTTTTTTGCTGTATGGTACAAATTCAAGAACGTAGCAGAAGACGAGGAATCGCTTGCTGGATAAGATCCAATAATATTGGTCATCCATGCATTTCCATCAAACAATACATCACGCGTTGCTGCAGTAGAGGTTGTATTTGAATACGCAGTTGCCCATGTTGTTAGATTACTGGAATACTGAAGAACTGCTTGTTTACTATTTCCAGATCCAGATGTCCCTGAAGCCATCCATACTCCATTTGCATACGAAATAGAAGTGATATCTCCTGTAATTCCTGAAGTCACAGGTACCCAAGATACACCGTTATCAATTGATTTGGCCATATTAGAAGTTCCAGTCCCTACCGCAACAATCGTACCGTTACTTTGTGCTAAATCATACACCACATTCATACATAAATCTGTAGCAGTCCAGCTAGAAAGATTACTTGAATCGGCGTAATAAAGAGATGGTTTTGAAACAGATGAACCTACTACAAACGCGTTAATAGAATCTTGCATATAGTTTGTTTCAAACATACGGTACCAGTTTATAGAATCATAGGAGTACACTGCAGATGTATATGTATTCGAAGTTACAGATGCTACTCCCCCTGCTATCCATTTATCACCCGTCCATGCTATTGTTTTCGGATAAGGAATATTACTACCTAAATCAAACCATTCTCTACCATCTATAGATCCAATTGTGGATGTACCTCCTTCTCCTACCGCTACCCAACGACTTCCATTATACGCCACTGCATTTCCATTGGACACAAACAAAAACGATGATCCTATCGTAGAGTTCCATTCCACTCCATTGTTCGATGACCACGCAACTGTTGTTCCTCCTCTTCCTACCGCTACCATCATATTCGAAGTCGCAGCTAAACCTGTAACTTCATTTGTAATAGGCAATGACCCCGAAATATCACTCCAG